TAATTTGTTGTATAGCCTTTTGTGCCGATGCAATTGATGAAGCAACTGATAATCCTGCACTAACACTATTTATCGCTACAAATGGTTGTCCGGCTGTTAGTGGTGATGCTGCAACTGCTTTAGCGTTTGCTATTCCGGTTTGAGATATAATTTGCCCAATGGAAGCTGCCTTTTCAATTAACACTCCTGCAATTGCTGCCGTTTTGTTTTTACCTGCTAATTGACCTAATAAATTACCAAACTGTTTAGCTAATCCTAATTTTGCCTGATCAATTCTTGCTTCTGCCTGAAGCTCCGCTATTTGTATTTTTTCTTTATCTTTTGCTGCTTTTTCTGCCCTTGCTTTATCTTTATCATCAAACTCTTGCTGTTTTAAAAGCTTTGCTTCGTTCTGAGCATCAATTAATCCTTGTGTGTCTAATCCATTTAAAGTTGCAAGGTCTATTAATTTTTGATAATGCTCATCAATTTTAATTAATTCTAAAGCTCTTTTTTCATCTTCGCTTGTCGCTTCGGCATCTCTAATATCTTTTTTTAATTGTGCTAATTCTTGTGCTTTTCTTAATTGTTCTGCATCTGCTTCATCTTTTTTATCTTGTGCTTCTTTATCTTCTCTTTCTTCTTCAAGCCTTGCTTCTTTTCGAGCCCTTGATAGTTGGGTTGTTATAGATTTTTGTTTTTGTAGCCTTTGTGCTTCTAATTCAATAACCTTTGCTTTTAGCTTTGCTTCTTCATCTAAATCTGCCTTTGTAGATTTACTTAATGACATTTCTGTTTGCTTGGCTTCAAGCCTTGCCTTTGCCTGTATAATTTCTTTTGCAGCAATCTCATCTTCAATTTTTCCGGCTTCTTGTAAAGCAGCTATACGTTCTTCTACTGAAACATTTTCCCTATCTCTTGCTTTTACTAAAAGTTCATTTGCTTTTCTGGTTGCTTCAGCTCGTTCAATAATTAACTGCCTTTCTCTTTTATCTATTTCTGCTCTTTTATCTGCTAATTCACCAGCTGTTTGTATTTCTTTTCTTGTTTCTTCACCAAAGTTTTTAATACCATCAACAGCAGCATCTAATGATTTTTTAGCTTCTTTAAAGTTTCCTGAAAAAACATTAATCAATGCCATACCAAAATCTGACAACACATCTGTTACGTTTCCTATAACTGTTTTTATTTGTGTGAAAAACCTTAAAAATTTGTTTTGCCCTTCTTCCGATTTAGTAAATGCAGAGGTTATTGCACCAATTGCAAGTGCAACCGCACCAAATACAGATGCTCTTAAAACCATATTTAAGGCACTCATACCTTTAGTTGCCGATCCTACTGCTGTTTGAAATCCTGTAAATTTACCAATTAAACCACCGGTTTGCTTGTCAACTATTTTTATTAAGCCAAGGTTTTTTTTACTTTCTTTTGTGTTTGCTTGAATGGTTTTATTTTCCCTTCTTCTTGCTATTGTAAGCTCTTTTAGGCTTTGCTTTTCTTCTGTAAGTTTTTGTTTTGTTTCTTTTATTCTTTCATTTAAAACACTTCTTTTTTGCATTTCCTGACCTGTTAGTCCGGTAGTGTTTTCAAGCTCGGCATTATATTTATTTAATTGTCGTGTAAGATCGTTTACTCTATCTTCTGATGCTTCAAATGATTTGTTTAATTCATTTAAATTCTGAATAGCCTGTTGGGTTTGTAATTTTACCGATACATTTACTTCTTGTGACATTTTATTTCATTTTTTAATTGTTTCAAGCCCTCTCTAAATGTTTCCGGCAGCTTGTATTTTCCTTGTGCGATTCTTATATTTTCCGTTTCGCCCTTTGCAAATTGTAGTAATTCAATAATATTTACAATCATTAGCTTTTTATTTTGTTTAATAATTCTAAACTACTTCTACCTGTTTGTAGGTTTGTTGTAATCTTGTTAATTAAAAACTCCTCATTATTAATAACAATCGTATCACTTAATTTATAATTCAATAAAAAACTTTGTGGTAAAATAGCCTGTACCTTAACTAATCTTCTGTTATAGCTAAATACATCACTTATATATTTTTGGTAAAATTGTTTAAATAATGTTTCATTATCTACAATTATATTAAAAGGATCTATTTCTCTACTGAAATTCAATGTTTGATTAGTGCTTATTTCAGTATAATCTATGGTAATATTTGAGTCATCATCTACACTTGTAGTTGCCCTAACACTATTAGTAATTGCTACTGATATACTACCTGTTCCCCCATCGTTTACTGTTATTGTTTGTGAAACATAACTACCATCTAAATAAGTAAATGTTACAGGATTAGGCTCATCAGCATCAACACTTATCGAAACGCTTGAAGTTCCTTGTTGAAAGTTGGTAGGTCTGTTATAGCTTGATATTTCTGCCGGTGTACCCACTCCGTTTCCATTATACATTTGTATTGTTTGTGTGCTTGTTGGCTGTGTGTTTTTAAAAAATAGAAGTGGTTTACCTATTGTTGGGCTTTGATCTTGATCAACAAAATATCCATAACCTATTTGTGTTGTTGAATTATCGTTGCTGTTGTTTAGCCTTTCAAATAAAACCTTTTCAAAAGGTGCTACTATTCTGTAATCTTGTCCTCTATTTAATCTTGGATCACGACCTGAATTAGAAGCATCACTTGCCTTTACCGATCCGTATTCACGGCTGTTTAAATTATTAAAATAATATGAACCAAATGTTTTAGGCTCTTCAAAAGTAAACTCAACATCGTTAAATGGTACGCTAAAATTACTTTCGCCACTATCAATTAATACATATTTAGTTATATCTCTTGAAGTTCCACCCTCGTAAAACGAATCAAGGGTTTGTACTTTTATTTTGCTATAATCACTACTTGAAACATCATCTTCAACAAAAGCTGTGAGATTAAATGTTTTAAACAATCCGGTTAGAAAGTTTAATATTTTCATATCTGGTATCTGTTCGCTGACAAATATTGTATCTACAATTGCAGTAGGACCTACCTGACCTGCATTAATTGTGTACGAATTGGTTGATGAAAAATATGAATCTAATGTTTTGATACATTGTAGGGTGTATGATACAGACAAAGAAGTTTCAGTTGTTTCTATTACAAGCTCTATATTGTGCTGATCAACTGTTCTACCTACATTTGTTTCAAAGGTAAAATCAACTGTTGTACTTGCAAGTCCTGATACGTGTTCTACTTCTGCAACTACTTCATTTGTGCCAAATTTTCTAAACCTTGCCTTAAATTTTTTTGTGTTTACTGTTGGGCTGACAGTCCAAATAACACGCATCTTTTCGATTTGATCCAATAATGATTCACCTAAAATACAGGTCTGAAATCTAAATATACCACCATCAAACCTTGGCGAATATCCTGTAAAGCTATGTGGTGGATCTTCTGTTGTGCTATTATCAAAAAACCCAATCACATCTCCTGTAAATCCTACAATTTTATCAACTACAATAAAGTTTGTATTTGTTTCGTTTGTAGGTGTAACTCCTATATCACCTTTATTTCTATGTAGCCACAAATATAAATTAGCAAAAAATCCTGTGTCCTTAAAAAAGTCATCAGTAAATCGCATATCTATTTGTGTATCCTGTTCAATTGTTTTTAGCACATCAATAACTCTTATAGCCGGTTTTAAATCGGTATAATGAAATCCTTTTGTTACACCAAGCCTTTCACTTGCACCTGTACCTGTGTCTGCCTGTTCACCGGAATAGTATAGGTTTCTTGTTGTATCGCTTCTTGCTTGGCTTGTTAATACACCTCCTGCCGTTGAATCATATATAAATCTTTGTGTGTGTGATATTAATGGATATATTATACTTGCTGTTGTTGTTGGATCGCCACCAATTGGGCTTACATAATTTTGTAGCCCTTGCTTTACTTTTGCTGTATTATAATCGTGATTAAATGCTGAAAAATCCAAGCTACTTAATTTACGATCTTTTACTCGATCCTTTAATTGAACTGTTTGTCCGTAAAATGTTATATTGTAGCTATCCGGCACATTGTTTTTTAATTTTACTCCATTCATAACAATATACCCTGCCCTAAAAGGCTTATAGTTTAATTCTAAGATAGCTTCTAACTTTGAATTGGCATTAAATATACCATCCGGTATTGCATCGCTTACAAGGTCTCTACGATAATAGTGTTTAAAAAGTTTATTATTAACACTACTTGCAGGTAAATTAAACGACTTGCTAAAATCTGTAAATACTTTTTCTATGTCACGAATATCTTGAATGGTTTGTGTTAATGATATTTGCTCATCCTCAAACAAATCAAGGTGCTGATAATTTACATCTGTAATTAAATTAATCTCGTTCCATTTCCTAATTGTTTCTCCCCAATTTGTGTCAGTTAGGTTCCAAATATCTGGGTTTGGATCTGGGCTGTCAAGTAATATTGAGGGTACTGCAAGTCCTACCTGATTCATTATCTTATGGTATTAATTTTATCAAAAGCAAATTTGAAGTCAATCGTGTAATTTGCAAGTTTATCGTTTAGGCTTGTTTTAAATGTAACCTTTTTATTTTGTGGTATAATTGGAAGCTGTTGAGAATCCTTTAAAATCCATACCCTTGGACTCATCAATAATTGCTCAATCACTTGGTTGTAGCTGTCATTAACGTATCCTGTATTCATTGTGATACTATCTCGGCTCATTATGTTTCTTGTTTTATATTGAGCGTTGTTTAATGAATAGGTTGCTCCGGTTGTAAGTGTATTGGCTTTATATTCTTCCCTTTGTATGTCTATGCTTTCAATTGATTTTAAAAAGAAATTAATTCTTTGCAACGCACCAAATCTGTTTACAAATGTTACAGGAAAGTTTGTGTATTTACTACAAGGCTGTTCTTCAATTGTAATTGTTTCTGTGCCTGATCCTGAAACAATATCTACGCTTGTTAGCGTTGCTGTTGTGCTTGTAGCATATTCAATTGTATCGGCTGTATCATCAACTCCTGTGCCAACTGTTACACTTGTTACTGTTGAAGCACCATTTTTAAAATTTACAGTTGTAGCACCTGTTAATGTATCTGCGCCAGAATTAACACTTAAATTTGCTAATACAGGTATTTTTAATATTTCTGATGCTTCTCTAAAAATTTTATTATTGGACATCAACACTGTTTTGCTTCCAACATAAGAACTCAAAGAAAGTGTTGTAGCACTATTCGTTTGTGTTTCTGTTGTAAATCCATCTTCAAAATAACCCACGCCATCAAAAGCCATCATTAATGTTGTAACAGCATCAAGATTTGTTCCGGCAGAGTTTCTTGGCGTAGCAACTGTTTTTACCCAAACATTAACGCCATTATCTCCAAACGTTCCATTAAAATCGTAATCTATATAATCTTTTATTAGCTCACCTATTTCAAATATTACAAAGTTGTTATCTGAAACTTCATTTTTTCTTAATTGATATGTTGTGCTTGGTGATGCTTGAAAGCTACCTGTATAAATAGCAATTGTTAAATCACAATCTGCAAGAGTTGTGTTTGCTACTTTTATATACACCGGACTATTTATATTTACCTTATATATTGCCATTGTTATTTTTTAAATTCTACTTTTATCATTGTTTCAAAATCTTTACCATAAGCCTTTGCTAAATCATCCGGCAATCTTTTAAAATATTTTTCAAAGGGTTTTGTAAAAAATAGTGTTGGTTTAATTCCTTGTTCAAATATTTTCTTACGAATCAAAAACACTAATGTTTTTCTTTTTATAAATCTACCTTTTGCATCACGCACCTTTGTTTTAAGTCCAGGCTTTCTTATTGCCCATTGATCCAAAGGCTTTGCAGGTGGCATACCCTTTAATCCTCTTTTACCACCTTTTGATTTGTAGCTGTAAGGCGTATCAAATTTTTGCTTTGTACCACTAACACCCTTGTCTTGAAATTTACCATAACTCTCCATCATAAATTCAATCAAGCTGAATCTTGGCGTAATGATAGGTGGTTTATATTTTATGCTATTTACTAAATTACCTGTAACAGCATTTTTTTTTGCATTTGCTTTTGCTTCTCGCACTACATTATTTGCGAACGTTTGTATTATTCTTTTTACTTCAAAAAAACTCATCAACAAATGTATATATCATTATCAATTAAAATATCCATTGTGCCTACCCATCCGGCTACTTCATTTTCAAACCGATCATAAAAAGGCTCACAGCTTACAACACCATCAAGCTGATATTTTTCTGTATATAAACTACCACTTCTTAATAATTCTATTAATTTATTTAATACTGCAAGTTGTGTGTTTAATATATCTTGCTCGTTGTCGTTGCCTACAAAAATATCTGTAACCTCATCCTTGCTCACATCCACAATATCCATACATATCACGCTAATGTTAAATCGTAGCACTTGTTCTTCCTGTGTAACGGTGTTTACAATTATGTGGCTTAATGGGTATATTGTTTGTTTGCTTAGATCAATCTTTGTAATATCTCCTGTTGTAACTGTATTCACGTTCTCATCGTTTAAAAGATTATCTTTTATAATATCTGTTATTAAATAAAACCCCCTTACTCCGTATTTGCTCATTTAAAATGTTTTTTTATTCTTTTTTCTTCTAATTCGTTTTTTTCCTTTTTAAAGCATAACATTAATAAACATTGATGCATATTTATTTCAGTGATATCTTCGATTCTTCTAATATCTCCCTGAGCGAGTGCATAAATTGACTGAAACCATCCCCACTTGTTGTAAAATTGTGATTCAGCTGAAAGTGTGTCTCCGGCTTCTCCTCCAAATAATTCGTCATATTTTTGCATAAGTCGATCCCTAAATTGTAAAAAAAAAGCATACTACTTACAACAGCATCCATCGGCATTTGTTTCAGATCTTTGCTTGTATCTGTTGTGTAATTATGCACAACGTATTTGTCTTTCCATTTTTGCACAACCGGTCTGTATAGAACGTTCATTGCTCTTTCCATATTTTGCCAATCACTTATATAAGTATCTAAATCCACATACTCGCCAAAACTCATCGCATCAAGGTTTGGTAAAAATCCATACTCAATGTTTCCTATTTTAAACATCTTGACAAGCTCCGGCTTTTGTTCAAACATATCATTTAAAATTCTTGATATTTTCGCAATATCCTTTAGCTTCATCGCATCTACATATTTTGCCGGTACATCACAAAAAATTTCTATCATCTTTCTTGTTAATGTGTTGTTGTCTATATCGTGATCTTTTAATATTAAAAACTCTTGATATTGTTCAAGTGTTATTTCTGAAAGATCGTTTGGTACTATAATCTTCATAGTGTTTAGTTATATAACAAATTTAAAAAAGTATTTTAAAAAAAAAAGGAGCAGTATAAAACCACTCCTTTTAGTATCCGGCTTATGAAAAGATACTATCTCAAAAACAAAAACAACTAAATCAGCCGAATATCGCCACAATAAATAATGATAACACCATAAAGAACATCATTATAAATTCTACTATAAATTTTTTCATTCTTTTACTTTTACGTTTTTCTGTATAAATCTCGCATACTTTTTAATCATATGCTCTTTTTGTTTTTCGTTATCCACGAACTCTGGAACACAAAGCCAAAACTTGGGCTCTTGCTTAAACCAGTTTTTTAATATATAAGCTATTGTTTTCATTCTTTTTCTAAATTAATTTGCACCTTACCTCCATTTAAACAGGCTGGTGCTTCATCATCTATTAGATAGCAGGTTTTGTCGCTTGGATTAAAAACCTCTACTCTTGTGTGATTTAATTCTATTAGCCTTTTAATATCTTTATTAGATAGCTTGTTACTTATATTTATTAATTCTTTCCAGTCCATACTATCTCCAATATAATGAATTAGTTTCAGCTTTAGGAACACCATCCCACAGCCAAGCATCACGATGCCCAACGCTTATTCTTGGTTTTTTGTAATCATCCCAACATACGTATTTAATTCTGCACTTAAAAGGTTTGCCCTCGTTAGCTGTATAAGGCACAACCATATCGCTATATTGACTGCTTTGCTCGTGAACTATTTTGTTTTCCACAGGCACAACTAAAGCACTACCTTTTCCGATCCTTTCTTTTACCATATAAAAATTTATTTGAGTTTGATCGTAGCCCCAAGATGAATAAAATATATCACCCTCGGCTATATGTCTGTTATCGTATATATATCTATTTGCCATAACCTATCCTTGAATTATAAATTGCACTTAGCTTTTCTTTACGCGTACCAATATATTTACCACATAATGGATAGCATTCGGTTGTAACAATAGTACCTTTTTTGTACTTTTTGTTTTTTAATACAAGATCTTTTGTAAGGGTTTCAATTTTTTTCCCATAGTAGCCCATCTTGTCTCTGTCAGGCTTTTCGATAGTTACAGATCCGATATATCTACCATTTAGGCGATAATCAACGGAGTAACCAAAAATTTCGAAGTTAATCATATTTATATTTATTTATCATTAAATTAATAAATTTCTATTGAACTACCAAATTTTATGTGATGATTCAGTTTCAGCTTTTACAAAGTGACCATCTTCAAATGTAACATATACTGCCCTTTTAAGCTCATTCCAAAGCTTTCTGGAGAGCTGTTTTTCAAAATTTGGCTCTAATATGCTCCTCATTCTAAACTCGTGTTCTACGAGCTCTATTTGGCTTTTAGATAATTTAATTTTTACTAATTTTTCCATATTTATATTTATTTATTTAAATATAATAAAATCACTGCGAACTACCTAATAGCATACTTTCCAAAGTTTGGTTTGCTTAATATTGAATATGTAGCGTATCGGACTGAATCTGTAATATGGTTGTTTTTATCTTCCGGTCTGTTTGTTAGCTTTCCGGTTTTATCTTCAACCCACTTATAGTTTCTAAACTCCTGTATAGCGTTTGTGCTATCCTTGTGAATGAATATCCTGTATCTTTTTAATAAATCAATACCGGCATTCACACTATCCTTTCCCTTGATGCTTGGGCGTATCCTCCAACCCATACGTCTTAATTCATCAATTGTTCTTGGCTCGGCACTATCGGCATATATTATTTGATCCGTTACACAAGTTTTAAAATGTTTATGTATGTCGTTTGTTGTCATCATTGTTCGGTACAAATATTCTTTTATATATAAATCCAAGCCATTAATCCATACACCAACCATTGCTGTCGGATCGTTTGTGTAGCCAAAGTCCATTCCCATTGCTACAAACCTTGCTTCGTGTGGCAGAATATTATACTCGCTGAACTGAAATATTGTAGCCTTGCTTAATCCTTTTTCACCAAGCCCATATATTTGCCAGTATTGTTCATCTGTATATTTAAGGCGTTCGATCTCCTCGACCAATCCTTGTTCTAAAAAGGGGTTGTCTAAATATGTTGTCTTTAAAAAATCAGCATCTTCCCTTGGTATTATTTTATCATACAGCCAATGATACTCCTCACTTGGGTTGTAGTCCAATATGATACGTTCACTTGTTCTGAATAATAATTGTTGCCAATCTTCCCAATACAGCTCGTTTGCTTCGTTTATAAAAAGTAAATCTCTTTTTCTTCCTCGCACCTTTACCGGCTGATCAAGGCTAATAAATTCTATAAGGTTGCCAAACAAATTATATTCACTACTTGATTTGTTGTGCTTATCTTCTTTATATAAATGGTGTGATCTTAATATGTTTATAAAATCTCTTAAAACAGTTGCTCGAAGTGCCGGAAAAGTTTTACGACAAATAGTAATAGTTTTTTTAGTATTATGTAAACAGTAATAGAAGATAATATATAAAAGTATATTATACGTTTTTCCACTTCTTGTACCCCCTTGATTAACTACAATTTTTTTCTTGCTATCAACTAAATGTTCAAATACTACATTAGTTTTTAGGTTTATCTGCATTTCTGACTATTTCGATTTTTACATCACTCGGTACACCATCGGCACCTGTAATTTCTTGTCTTTCAACATAACCCCTTTTCTTACCTCTTGTTTTTAATAAAAATATTGTAGCAGCTGTTGAGCCTTCTTGAATCTGTTTATGTAGTTGGCTTTCAGCAAAATCAAGGGCAACGTTTTCGATCTCATCTACCTTGTCTGCAAATTCTTTGTCCTCGTTATAGTAATTATAAAAAGTAGTTCTGCCTATTCCAACTTGCTTACAGGCAGTTGTTACAACGCCTAATGATTTTTCCAAAGCATCAACTAACGCCTTTTTTATGTGTTCACTTTTGTTCATTTTCAATTTTTTCTTTGTAATCTTTTGCTTCCTTTTTTCGTTGTCGTAGCGAATCAAGATGATCAGGATCAAGCCTATTGATCTCCCTTTGCATTTTCTTTGTTCTTATTCTTGCTATTTCTTCATCAACAGTCATACATTGCCACATTCTTTCAAGCGAATAATACACAACGCTGTATCGATAGCTATCCTTGTGTCTATATTCAATGGGGCTTACTCCGTGTAATAAATCTTGCCCATCAAATAACGTTAATGAATTATCAGCAACTT